TTCAATTTCGATGACTTCATCAATCTCCGTGTCTGCCATATTCATAAGTTACCCCATTAACTCATCCGAATTGCGCGGCGGATGGAACCGCATTCATTTGTGGCTGGAGTGCAGCCCCAATCTTTTCAGCAGTCTCGATAGCCGACTTGCGCTGGTCAATGTCGATATTCGAGATGGTCTCTGCTGTCTTGGCGCGGGTTTCTTCCGTGCGCGCCACGCTATATTCTGTGTCGGCCTGAGCCTTCAGTGCCAAAGCCTGAGCCTTTTCAGCCTCCGCCATCAGGAACATTGATTGCGGGTCAGGCTGTTGTCCCTGGGCCATCATTGCTTCCATCATCTGCTGCTGTTCTTCTTCGGTGGGCTTTACAACGCCCATCTGAACAAGCTTCTTGCGGAAGAAGTCCTTAATGTCAGAGATGCCTTCGCCATCCATGTTCATAATCGCCATCGACTGAAGGATCATCTGTGTTTCAGGATCGGACGTTACCTGCATCATGCCGGTGAGAGAACGAACAGTGGCTTCGCGGCGGCTGGTGAACGACGGGCCAACGTCTACCGATACGTCAAAGTTGGCGCGGCTTAGATCATTCTCGTAAACCAATTCGCCGGTTTCAGCGTCAATGGTCGGCTTCATCATCTCGATGGATTCAACCTGCTCCATCGCGCCGATTGACTTCATCTTACGTCCTTCTTCGACGTAAATGTCCTTTGCCATTGACAGCCATATCTCACCGCAACGGCGCATAGCCTTAGCCATGTTGGTCATGTAGATGAATGACTGCATGTCCAAGCGGGTCTGGATCATCTCAACGGCTTTACCGCTGATGTTGCTGACCATCTTATCGGCTTGCTGGTTGTTGCCCAGAATCTCCGCCATATCCTGTTCGGTGATCTGCAAGAGCGCAGCCATCGCCGGAGGAATGTCGGAAGACTTGGTATAAGCAACGGGGCCAGTAGCCTGCGTCTCACCATTTGGTCCGGTGATCGGATTAACCAGCAGATAGGGATAATTACGGATATTATCCTCTGCCCACATCATCTGGTGACCAACGACCTGCTCTGGAACGAGGATCGGCTTTTCAATGGATGAAAGCGCACTGATCTCGCCCAGCTTTGAAAGCTGCATGTTCTTCAGGCGCTGCGGATCTTTGGCTAGGCGGACATGGCCCATGCAACGTTCAACGTTATCGACGAACCAACGCTTGCCGTAATAGGGAACAATCGGAATGTTCTTGCCAGCGATGTAACCCTGATCTTCGAGGATGCCGCCGCCGCTCATGATGTATTTGTGAACGCGCCGACGCTTTACCCGCTTCTGGCGAACCTCGATGGTTCCGACAGCCAGCAGCGTTTCTTCAAGCGTTTCGTCTGCGTCAAAGTCTGCCTGCGTGTAGCGTTCTTCCTCGCCAGTGATGGTTTGGAATATGCGGATCGTCTCGCGTACTTCCTCAACGCGGTAATATTCCGCCACGAACACAACGTCGGGCGAATCCCAATCGAATTCGTATTGCTGAATTTCTTTCGGCCATGTGGTCGGATCGTCATTCCATTCGGCCATGTAGGCTTCGCGGGTCATCGAAAAGAGGACGAAGCAGTATTTAGCGTCCGACTTGTCCTGGCGCTTTGCGTCTAGATCGAAGAATACGCTGCTGTCAGCGTCATAGATCGGTTCAAAGCGAATGCGCTGCTTTTCATTCTCATCGTCTTCATCGTCTTCGTAAACGGTGCGCAGACGCCATGCACCGAAGCCACCGCCAACACCTTCCTCAAAAGCATTGTCGAAAGCTTCATCTGCAACGCTGTCCTGTTCGTCAGCGCGATACAATCCGTTGCAAGTCTCAGCCAGCTTGTCGTTGTTGCTTCCGTCCTTGGATACGAAGTCAACGCCAATTCGGTTGTTTCTATATTCATTTATGATTCTAATTACGCTGAGGTGGATTTTGTTTACCTCAAAGCGCGGCTTGTTCTCGAACTGCTCACCGATGGGGCCTTCCCATTGTGCGCCAGCGATTGAATAGAAACGGCGATCCTGAAGGCACTGAAGCCTTTCGTCCTGCATGGAAGACTGGCAACGATCAAACTCAGTCAATGCCGCCTGATGCACATTGCCGAGCCGTTGTTCTCTAGTCAGTCGAGCCATTTACCACCTGTTCACCGTTGCTAGAGGTTGGACTTCGACAGCCTTTTTAGGTGCTGCTCTCCGACTAGCCTCGCACGCATAACGCAGCGCGTCCACAAGGTGATTATCACGATCTGCAAGAACTGGCAATACTGCGCCTGTCAGCGGGTCGGTCTTATAGCTGTAGCAGGATAGCTCATCAATCGTATGCTTGCAGCGGGGATGCACCACAATGTCATGCGACTTGAGCCATTCGATCCCTTCCTCGACAGACTTCGGGCCTTTGATCGCTGGCATGATCTTCGGGAAGCCGTGGCGCTGCATGTGGCTGATCGTCTCAGGCCGGGCGCTGTCAGCAACGATGGGCCATTTCTCGGACTCTGGCACGGTCAGGAATAGATCAGGCGTGTCCATAATCTCACAGCCCACCCGATAGGCTTCGTGATCGACATAGATCGTGCGTCCGATAACGTGACAGCGGATCAGGACTGTCGGGTCTGAAGCGAAGCCCCAGTCAGCGCCGAAGCGATGTGTTGCGTCTTCAGGCGTTTCGAATTCCTCGATGCTCCAGTTGCGGAATACCCGTGCCTCGCTGTTGCTGAGATAGCTGCCGAGCCAGACGTGCTTATATTTGTCGGGATCGCGGCTTCGATCATATTCCATTTCCGCTTTGAGAACATCAGGGAACCAAGGATTGTCCCGATAGTTCACTTCACGGACGATAGCGTCAGGCGGCGGATTGGGTCCACGCAGGAGCGAATCCACTGGATCGCTGGCTTGATTGGGGTTCCAAGTGAACCACAGTTCCGAACCGGGCATTCGGATTGTCGGCCTCAACAAATCCAAGCTGCGCTGGCTAAGGCTTTGCGCTTCTTCGACCCAAGCACACGAATAGGATTCCAAGCTCTTGATGCTGTCAGCGGTGTGGTTCTGAAGGCCCTGGAATATGATCAATCCATCACCGTGCTTAGATTTGATCTGTGCCTCTTGGATCTCAAAATAAGATTGAACGCCAAACTGCTCAATCTTCATTTCCAACAATCGCTTGACCGACTGCGATAGCGACTTCTGAATTTCACGGACGCAGACGGATCGACGATTTTGATCCATAACGTGCGCTTCGATCATAGCTTCAGCGAACGTGTGTGATTTTGACGAACCACGTCCGCCGTGCGCTCCCTTGTAACGAGCCGGTTGTAAAAACGGCTTGAACCAGCGCGGTGTTTTAATCCTTAACGTTGTCATCAATCACTTCGCGCAGGATGTGATGCACCATATCGCCATTGACGTTTAGCTTTGATGGAGCGTCCAAACCGATCATTGCGTTGATGGCTTTGACAGCGTTCACCTTGTCGCTTGGCTTGGCGTCTTGGTCTATGCCTTTGGCTATCGTGGAGAGAACATCAAGGCTGTCTGCCATAGTCCAAACGACACGTTCAGCGATTGCGGCTTTGAGTTCAGCAACCCTTCCCGATATATTCCCGTCAGCCATTAGCTCACAAGCACGCTTATATGTGGTTTCAGGCTTGGTTGTAGGCTTAACATCAAAGGCTGCTCGATAAGCGTCAGCTTGGCTTTTGCCTTGTGCGACTTCTTGAGCAAATCGCTCTTGTTTAGGTGTCAATGCCATTGTCTCAGCTTCCGTCTTTCGGTCTGGTGGCTTGGTAATACATGATTGCTTGTCAGATGGGAAGGGTCTGCTTATGCAGCCTCTCCACACCACGTCCCACATTCCGCATCCATTTCCAGATCATCGTCAAACGCGCCCAGAAACAAATCAGGTGAACGCTGCACTGCGGCCTGCAATTCGGTGTAAGTGTATTCTTTCCGAAACTGGCCTGCACCTTTCTTGGCAAGCTGATCCATTCTGTTTTCCTGCTCAATCCACCAGTTCAACGTGCTGGGGCGTTCGCGTTCAATCTCCCATAGTTTTGGCCGCGCCTTTAGAAAGCAGGCATCGCAATTGCCTTCGAACGGCAAAAGCTGAAGGTCAAAGTCTTGGGCATTCCAGAAGGATCGAACATCGCGGTTCGTCACACCTGCGTCGGCTAATGGCAGCGCATTCGTCCAAAGTTCTTTCTTGTCGCTGACACGCGCCCTTGCAACTCTATGCGGCTCATCTGCTCGTAGACCGATTACGTTTGCCCAATGCTTCCAGCCCAACGACTGAGCAAAGAATTTCATAGTGCGGATCTTCAGTTCAATCGTGCAATAGCGCGTCACTGGATTTGGCAGGAATTTCTTTTCAGCGATCAGATCGGCAAACGGCTCTCCATTGCGGCTGGCACTGTTGAACCCAACCTCTTCGAAGCGATCTTCTATAGGGCCTTTACGTGCTTTCCATTCTAGCCAGCGTATTGGAACACCCCAGCGGCTCCCGCATTCATAGACAAAGCGCAGCGTTTCTTCGCGCTCCTTGCCAGTGTTGGCGAAAGTTACGTGAACATCCTCTGGCAGCTTTCCGCCATGCGCTTCGATAATCTTCCAAAGCATGTAGCCGCTTGTGCGACCACCACTGAATGAGATCAATGCCGGGCCTTCAATCAAATATGGATCAGCCATCACATTCTTCCGGTTCTATGCCGTCAACAGTCCACAACACGTCTTTTGGCTGACCAGTGATGTGGAATGTATCCCCAATGTTAAGCGGGAAAGGCTCATAAGCAGGGCCGACCAGATATGTTATCGGCCTTTGATGCTCATTCGTCCCAGCTTTTTTCAATCTAATGCGCATCACATCACCCCATAGTGCTGAAGGTAGAACTTCGCCCAGGCGTCTGTTGGGTAGCGCCCGGCTTTCCAGTTATCGCGTAAAGCAGCCTTTGACATTTTGCCTCGTTTCCATCTGTCTAGGTCTATCAGGAATTGTGTGCGGTTATTCGTCTGCGTCACTTG